GGCAGAACCGCGCGAGAGTCCGGGACGATGGCCGGGTGGGGATGAGGAACGACGCCTCCGCAAGTGATATGTGATCGTCCGGTGGTGTAAGATGGACATCCCATGCGAGCCGATCGAGCTTCCCCGCAAGGGCGGGAGGGTAGAGATACTCGCCGGATAGGTGAGCGCGGACGGTATTCATGGCGCATCCGACGCGTTTCGAAATGTCGCTGAAATTCAGTCCCATCTGCCGGAGCCGATAGATTCGCATGATCTTTTCGGTTCCGATCATCTGCCGGGGCATGGTGTTCTCCTGGGTGGCCAAAGTGAATTGGGTCGGGTACTGTCGGGGCAAGGGGGCCGGGAAATGGACAATGCGATGACTGAGGCAGTGGGTGGTTCCGGGGCGATCCAGGAAGCCTACGGCGACGTGGTGGACGTTGCCGACTCGTTCTGGGATCAGCCCGGCTGGGGCTACCGTCTCCGCCGTGGATTATACGCGACGACCCTTTGGGATCGACAGGACGGCCGCTATCGTCCGGTCTACGAGACGGAGATCGACCTGCAGATCATCCGGGCCATGAGCTGGCTGTTGGTCGCCAGAGTGCCGATGGCGCGGGCCTGGGTGGAGCGGCTGACCGATTACACGATCGGGGCCGGATTCGACTGGAGCGTGTCGCATCCGTCGCCGGAGATAAAAGCCTACGCGAACCGGCTGATCGATGACTTCATGGTCTCCTGCGGCTGGTCTCCTGGGCTGGAGCGTGAGTCGTTTGCGCGATCGATCGAGGACGGGGAGTTCCTCGGAGAGCTGGTCTGGGATGGCGCGCCTGGGCTGGTCGTGCGGGAAGCCGATGAACTGTCGGAACCGCTCGGGCGACTCGATCAGTACGTCCTGGCGGACTTTGAGCCTTCCTGGTCATTCGGTGTGATGACGCGCCCTGATCGGCCGTCGGTTCCTCTCGGGTATCACTTCGTGCGGGATGAGGCGGGGAGCGACTGGAACTTCGCGCCGGCGAAGCGTGTCCTTCACTGGAAGCGGAACGTCCGGTCGGGTGCAAAGCGGGGCGTCAGCGACTTCTACACGCCGCATCAGTATTTGAGCCGGGGCGACAAGATACTTGCGAACACGGCGGAAGGGACGGCTGTGCAAGCAGCGATCGCGTACATCGTCGAGCACGCTCCGAACGTCACGGCGACGCAGGCAGCGGCGCTGACGCAGATGGCTCGGGTGGTCGGTCAGAACCCGGTTACCGGTGCCTCTCAGCGAGTCCTGCCGATGCAGGGGGCTCAGCGGCTCGACGTGAGAAACGGTCAGAAGTACCACGCGGGACCATTGGCCGGGACAAACAACAGCCAGAACTACGTCGCGGTGATGAGTGCGGCGCTGAGGTTGGCCGGATCGATCAAAGCGTTTCCGGAGGGGATGCTGACTGGGGACTACGCGAACAACAACTACGCCTCTGCGATCGTCGCGCAAAGCCCTTTCGTTCAAGGTCGATTGGCCGAACAGGCCATCCGGGCGCAGGAGATGCGAGAGATGATCCGGAAGGTGCTCCATCTGGCGATCGATGCTGGCAAGTTCCGGCGATTCGGGATCCACTACATGAGCGATATGGATCAGGGGTTGGAAGTGAACATCGTCCAGCCGAAGGTCATTCCGATCGATCGATTGCAGTTGGCGCAGTCGCTCGCGGTTGAGAAGTCGCAAGGCTGGGTGACCGATCAGACGGCCATCACGGAATTGGGCCGCGATTACGAGCAGGAGCTGAACCAGAGACAGGACGGACCGCAGGCGCCGGTGGACGTCGGGGCCGCACTAGCCGCAACCCCTGAGCCAATTTCGACCGAGAAGGTGGCAGATACCGCGTTAAACGGGGCGCAAGTGCAAGCCGCGTCTCAGATAGTGGAGAAGGTCGCTGCGGGCGTTCTACCGCGAGCGTCGGGCGTTGCGCAGTTGGTGATGTTCTTCCAACTGTCGCAGGATCAGGCGGAGGCGGTGATGGCGACGGCCGGGACTGCCGACTTCGTTCCGACCGGGACGACGGTTGCCGTGGCACCAGTTCCCCAGGCGGACCAGGGGACAACGGAAGAGGTCGACGAGTCGGGGCCATCCGGCGAGTATGCCGGACTCTCGCGCCAGCAGTGGAACCGGAACCGGAAGGCGATCGCAGATATCGTCAGCGAGTTCAAGCAGGGGGACATCGATCGATCCGCGGCGGGTGTGATGCTCGGACTGCTGGGGATCGCGCCGGCAAACGTCGACAAGCTCTTGGGTCCTTCTGAGTCCGTCGAGTTGGAGGAATCGACCAAGACCTACAAGCCACCCGAAGGAGCTCAGGGCAACGCGAAGAAGGTCCTGGCATGGCGAGAGAAGCACGGCGACGCGGTGAAGGGGATGACTCGCGTCGGCTGGACTCGGGCGAACCAGTTGGCGAGCGGCGAGAATCTATCGCGCGAGACCGTCGGCCGGATGGCCGCATTCGGGCGCCATCGCAAGAACGCCGAGGTTGATCCGCAGTACAAGGACGAACCCTGGCGGGATGCTGGGTACGTCGCGTGGTTGGGCTGGGGCGGTGATACTGGGGTGAACTGGGCGAGCGAGATCGTCGCTCGGGAGTCGGTCGAATCTGCATCCGGGAACCTGGAAGAATCGACCGCGCGGCAAGTGGCGATCCTGGAGTCATGGGGCAAATATCCTTGAGTTTTGAAAGGTCACGCGCGAGACCTTCGGAGATGCGATGCCGGATCTAGCTGAACGATCGACCTATGAGCGGGCCCTTGCGTCGGACGTGCGCGAGGTCTTCGGACGGTTCCGCGACCGGAACCGATTCGATGCGGACCGGTTTGGCCGTGAGATCGCAGCGGCAACCCTGGAGACAATCCAGGAGATCCGGCAGCGGGCACTGATCGCGATGCTGATCCTCATCGCGGCCGACGATCAGGCGATCGCGGAATTGCTCAAGCGCAATCAGCGATCCATCGACGCAGGGGCGAAGGCTCAAGCCGAACGACTCGGGCGCGACATGGCGGCGACCTCGCGCGGATGGCTGGCCGACTCGGACGACTTCGCGCGGACGCTGGAGGATCGGGTCTTGGCGCCATCGCGGGCCGATACGGTGGGAGTGACTGAGACCACGACGGCGGTGAGCGAAGCGGAAGCCGAAGGGCAGGACATCCTCGAAGGGATCGGGATCGACACGGAGCCGCGGTGGATCACTCAGTTGGATGAGCGGGTCTGTCCGGTCTGCGGTCCGATGCACAATCGGCCGCGCTCTCGCTGGGGGTCGATGGGGCCACCTCCGGCGCATCCGAACTGCCGATGCTTCCTTGTCTATGCCGCGACCGTCGCAACTCAATAGGCGACCTTCCGCCAAAGTGATTACCTCCGCCGTAACCTCATGCGGAACGGAGGGTCTTTGATATGGCACGATGGGAAGAAGCCTACAGCGGTGGCAAGGTCGACCGTGAGGCTGGAGTGATTCGCGGGGTCAAGGTCTTGGGCCTCGAGTCGCGGAACCGTCGGCGATACTTGAAGGAAGCCGTCCGGAAGGCGATCCCACTGTACGAAGGGGCGAAGGTCTTCATCGACCACGACCGGAAGAATGGCGAGCGATCATTTAAGGATCGCTGGGGAACGCTCACGAACGTCCGCGCGGATGACAACGGGGAGCTGTGGGGCGACCTTGAATACCTCAAGAGCCATCCGCAGACGGAGATGATCTTGGAATCGATCGAGCGGTTCCCGGATTCCTTCGGGCTGAGTCACAACGCGGACGGCGAAGACAGGATGCAGAACGGGGTGTCGGTGGTGACTGAGATCGTCGCCGTTCATTCCGTCGACTTGGTGTCAGATCCAGCGACCAACAAGGGACTATTCGAGGGGTACGCAATGAGCAAGAAATTGGTGGAGGCTGTCGCTGGTTCGGTGTTGGCGCCGGTCCTGGCTCGCCTGCTTGAGAACGAAGGCTATGACGATATGGCGTCGATGGAGATCGAGCCGATGGAGGACACTCCGGAAGCTCATCTCGACATGGCGCTGTCGATGATGGTTCAGAAGATCATCGGCGACAAGTCACTATCGATGGAGCAGAAGCTGGAGAAGTTCCGCAAGGTGCTCGCAATGGAAGCCGCGATGCAACAGAGCGCGGAACCCGACGCGGCGGTAGCCGAAGAGATGGACAAGCTCAAGGAAGAAAACAAGGCGATGAAGGAATCCCTGGAGAAGATCCAGACGGAGGCGACCTGTCGCCAGTTGCTCGAATCGCTCGACCGCGAATGCACCGCTCCCCGATTGGCCGCGCTGATGGCCGTTGGTGAGCCGCTCCGGAAGTCGCTGGTCGAAAGCTGGACCGCACGATCCGAGGTCGGGGTCAATCCGGCCAAGCGACCGGCCGCGAGTCCTGGCAAGTTGCAGGAGGGAGCCGAAAAGTATCCATCCAGTTTCCAAGAGTTCATCCGTTCGATCGGCTGAGCCTGTTTTTCCAAGTGATTCAAGGGTTTTTTAGAAGGAACAGAGAACATGCCGAAGGGACTGAACCTGGACGATCGGATCCATCAGGTGATCTACACTCATTCGATTGTCGACGATTTCTACGCAGAAGACACCAACGTGTGGACCACGACCGCGACCGATAGCGGGACGTCCACCGTCGGCGATTCGGCCGGCGGTGTTGTGGCTCTCCAGCCATCGGATGGCACCGTTGCGGACAATGACGAGATTTACTTGCTGACGAAGGAGGTCTACCTGTTCGCTGCCGGCAAGCCGCTCTACGGCAAGCATCGCGTCCAGTTCACCGAAGCCAGCACCGATGACGCGAACGTGTTCGTCGGTTTCGGATCGGGCATCGCTGCGAACTTCCTCCAGGATAATGGGGGCGGGCCTGCTGCGTCGTTCTCCGGTGTTGGCTTCTACAAGGTCGACGGTGGCACCAACTGGAACGTGATCTTCTCGCTTGGGTCGACTCAGGAGAAGGTCGAGCTGAACGCTGCCGCGAGCCTGACCAAAAGCGCTCAGACGGCCGGCGGCGCAGCCTACCAGTTGCTCGAGATCGAAGTGGTCCCGACGACCTCTGCTCTGTGCGATGTGTTCTTCTACATCGATGGCGTCGCGGTCTACACGATGAAGGGCAAGACCTTCACGAGTGCAACCGAGATGAGCGCCGTCTACGCGCTGAAGAACGGCGGCGCGAACCAGGAGACTCTGAACGTCGATCTTCACGTCAGCGCTCAAAAGCGCTGATCCTTCCCCGTACTTGGTGTCGGTTTTTTGATTGTGGTTTGAAAGGAATACCAGATGAGCAGTGCGATTCGAAATCGGCACCAGGAGCTGCGGCGGTTGTATGAAGCCGCTCGCCGGGATGGGTGCGTTGGTCGGTTTGTTGAGGACGTGAAGCAGACTTTCGCGCGTGACCGGAGCGAGCTGGGGCACCGGTGGTCGATCCGCCACCTGTTCGAAAACTTCGTCGAGTCGGGCCGAGAGTACATCGATACTTACTGCCGACCCGGTGCGGAAGTGTCGAACTTTCAGGAAGCCGCAAACGCGGTTGATACTGCGGCGTTCTCCGTCCTGATGCAGCAGTTGGCCTTTACTCAGACTCTTTCCGGCTATGAGCAACCGGGATTGATCGGCGATCAGTTGGTCACGGTGATCCCGACTCAGTTCAGCGGAGAGAAGATCCCTGGCGCCGGCCGCGTCGGTGATGCTGTCGAGGTGGTCAACGACGGCAACCCATACCCTCAAGCGACCTTCCTCGAAGAGTACGTCGAGACTCCAGCGACGATCAAGCGCGGTTTGATCCTCGACATCACGAAGGAGATTCTGTTCTTCGATCGGACTGGCATTGTTCTGCAACGGGCTCAGCGGCTCGGTGAAGAAGTGGCCGTCAATCGTGAGAAACGGATTCTCGATGCGGTGTGCGGAATCTCGACGATCTACCGTCGCAACGGTGGAGCGGCTGTCGCGACCTACCAGAGCGACAACACCGCCACGACGAACGCACTGGCCGATTACACGGACATCGACGCGGTGGACCAGAAGTTCAACGCGCTGACCGATCCGACGACCGGCGAGCCGATCGCGGTGATGCCGAACGTGTTGCTGGTGCCTCAGGCCCTGCAGATGACCGCCCTGCGAATCGCCAATGCGACCTTGGTCCGTCAGACGACCGGAAGCACGATCGAGACCGAGACCAATGGGCCGCAGTTGCATCAGCGCTTCAGCGTCATCAGCGGCGCCTACGTGAAGAACCGAACCAGTTCGGACACGACCTGGTTCTACGGAGATCCGAAGCGGGCTTTTGCCTACATGGAGAATTGGCCTCTCCGTGTTGAGCAGGCGCCACCGAGCGACACCGCAGCGTTCGAGCGCGATATCGTTGCACGGTTCAAGGTCTCTGAGCGTGGGGCTCCGGCTGTGATGGATCGTCTCTACATGGCGAAGAGTACCGCCTGATCCGTTGCGTAGGGAAACTGAAAAGCGATACACTAGGATCCATTTTTCGGGGTGGATCCTAGTTTCGTTTGAGGGGTGAGGAATGGCTGAGAAGAAGGGCACGATTGAAGACCTGCGCGACGCTGACCGGCTGATCGCTGAGAAGCAGGCGCAGTTGGAGAAGCTGGAAGCCGCGATCAAGGAAAAGGAAGCTCGGGCGGCTGGAGGCGTGGTGGTCGACGGGGCTCCATTTCGCGGGAACGGCTACAAGTTCCGCGTCGGTCCTCGTGATCCGAAGTGGGCCGCAACTCTCCGGCCAGAGGACATTGAAGCCTGCGACGAGTCGGAAGCGATGCGGTGGTATGCTGCGACGCATCAGGACCCAGAGCGACCCGGAAGGGCACTCGATACGGTCAAGGTTGCGCTACAGGTCGAGATTATCGGAGGGGCAGAGAAGCGCGCCGAGGCATTGCGTGAGGCTCACAAGGAAGCGACCTTGCGGGCCAAGTTCGCGAAGACCGGGCAACTGACTGACGAAGAAACACGATGGATGGAGGAACGAGGCGTGACGCTTCTCTGAGCGTCGCATCCCTCTCGGATTGGCGGAGTATTGCCGACGGACTGCAACCGTGGAAAAGCCGCAGGCGGGGCCTCTACCCATCTCCAGAGGTGACCCGCCATTTTTTTCACTCATGAAAGGGTTATGTGATGGCCTGGAAAGTAAGATTCGACCGCGTGACGATTGATGTTCCTGAGGATGCGCCGGACTCGACGGAGGCGATTCGATTGGCTCGTCTGAAGTACTCCGGCGATGCTCTTGAGGTTTCCGCCGAGAAGGTCACGCGCGCGACCTTTGCAGAACCTGAGCCGATCGTCGCACCTGAACCACCACCACCGGAGCCCGTGCCACCGCGCCGGAAGAAGCGATGACATCCGCCTACCTCGCGAATCTGAAAGCCCGTCGCGATGCGATCGCGGCAGAGTTGGCTCAGCTCAACGTGACGAAGGCTGGCGGCAAGCCGAACATCGCAAGCACCGACGGCGGGACCACTGTAGATCACGTCGGCTACAAGGATGCTTTGTATCGCGAGTTGCGAGAGATCGACGGATTGATCCGGGCAGCGGCTGAGACTGAGGCGGCGATGAACGCTGGCGACGGTGGGCCCTTTGAACTTTCGACCGACCTGATTCCGTGAGGGTGCGATGACTCCGAGTGAATTGCGGGCACTGATCGAGGATGATCCGATTGCCAGAGCTGCAGTAGAGCTGGGCGACGATGAGACGTGCGCCGCTAGGTGCCGAGTGATTGCCGATCCGGTCCTGGAAAGTTACCGCGTTGCAGATATTAACATCGTTGGGATGTTCGCCAATCCTGTTGATGGTGAGGTGGTCTGCCAGCAGATCGAGGCAGTTGCGCAGGCCAACCCGATCGTGAAACGTGCGTTGAAGTGGCTTTTAGACCCTTCATCTCCTGGGTTAGACTTAGGAGATCCGAAGATCCGGCATCTGCTCACCCTGCCGATTGCGACTGGTGGTGTCGGGCTAAGTGCCGAGCAAGCTGCGCCACTGCTGCGAGCAGCAGAGAGACAGCCAAACATCACAGCCGCAGACGTTGCAGTAGCGTGGAGGAATAGCTGATGGCATTGCTAGATTACATTCAGATCACACAGGGCGCGGCGATCGTCTGGGGCGAGGCCGGAGCACCGGGCGTAACGGCGACGCTGAGCTTTAACGGATTGGCCAACGGCGCGGCGATCATGGGGGCATCGGTCGACCTGACGGAGAACTGGGAAGATGAGTACATGGTGTACTTTTCTGTCGAGACCGGAACCGCTCCCTCTCCGCAGACGACTATTGAGGCATATCTACTTTCGAGTTGGGACAATACCACATGGCCAGCGAAAGTTACTGGATCGGCAGGTAGTTACACGCTCGGGTCGAATGATGTGAACCTTCGCCAAGCTGGTCCTCCGACTGTGAGTCTTATTGCGACGGCTGACCTCAATACCGTCATCACGCAGTTCCCCGTTATCTGGCGACCTCGGGGCCGATACGTTGTGCCAATCGTGGACAACAATTTAGGACAAGCTCTGCGAGCCAGGACCCCCAATAGTGACAATCTTTCGCGCCTAACCATCGTTCCGCGTAGGTTGGTCAGGAATGATTAGACCCAGCCTAGCTGATTACGGAACCCACGGCGAGAGTGCTTTCCCAAGATACTGGGATCGAGTGCTTCGTGCATGGTCTCCCGTTCTCGGTCAAACCGGCGGCAGGGTTTATGATTTCTCACGCAACAGCAGATGGGGCCTGACAACTGGCATCGACCTAGCGACTCAGTGGGGCACCTTTCGCGGCAACACTGGCTTGTCACATGACGGTGTTGATGATTGGGTTGATTTTGGATCAAACGATTTCAGTGGTACTGATTTTTCCATTGTCTCGTGGTTTCGCGTTTTGACGGCAGTGATTCATTTTCCCTACAGCACGAGCAATGCGACCGGGGCGTCTGGGGTTGAGCTGCTTTACGGCGTCGGTGGAAATTTGGGTCAGATTGCGTCAAGGATTGCGGGCTCTGCTACTGCTCAGTTGGCGCATGATTTCGGATCAAGCGCAAACGCACTAGCGGATGCAATCTGCTTTGTTCAGACGTTTTCTGATTCGCAGACAACTAAGGCGCATGGGATTTTCGTAAACGGTGCGAACGCTCAGACCACAACCTATACATCAAACACAGCGCCCAGCCAAAATTGGTCATGGGCCAAGCGCGGAACATTCTTTGTTTCGGGAACTGGCAGTACGGTTCAATGGTTCGAGCAGATGGTTTTTCGCGGGATCATAACCGCAAACGAAGCCGCCGAAATCTATCAACTTGGTCCAGGCGGTTTATATCAAAGACGGAAAAGACGCTACAGCATTGCCGCAGAAGAGGCTCCCGCATTTCGCGCACCGTGGGCGACTCGATCACGTTCAATCATTGGCGGGGGGATTCGATAATGTACGCACGCAACAACGCCAGCCCGCGACCGATCACGATTGGCGCAGTGGTCCAGATTAGTGATGGTGCCGTTCAGACAACCGGCGTCTCGGTCAAGGTGCGCAAGGATGCTGAATCGTGGGCGATTGGTGCCGGTGGGCTTGCCGTTGAGGAGGGCGTCTGGAGTTACACACCGACGCAGGGTGAGACGGACTGCGATGCTTTGCAAATCATTGTTTACAAGACATCGTGCTACCCCAATAGCATGGAGGTAGTGTTCACCTCGTCATCTTCCTTCGGGCACGCTGGCACCGATCAATCGAAGATCGCCAATGCTTCCTCCACCGTCAATCTATCCGGCACCTCGATCAAAACGGCAACGGACGTTGAGACGAAGATAGATGCAATCGATGACTACATCGATACTGAAATAGCGGCCATCAAAGCCAAGACCGACAATCTGCCATCCGATCCGGCAGACGCAAGCGACATCGCAGCATCTTTTGCAACCGTCAATAACAACCTGTCTTCGATTGCTGGATACATCGATACAGAAGTGGCGGCGATCAAAGCAAAGACCGACAACCTCCCGGCTAAACCGGCAGCAGTTGGTGACATTCCGACAGCGGGAGCCATTGCCGACGCTGTTCTAGAAGAAAGCGTTGATGACCATGATGGAGTAGCTCACAGTCTTGCCAAGTACATCTCGATCATCAAGAAGGGTAACACCATTGTCGATGGGACGGTGACATCCGCCGCAACACCGACCACAACGAGCTTTTCGAGTAATGTGAACTACCCGACCGGTGCGTTCAAGCATGCTGTGATGCTGTTTCTCGATGGCAACCTATCCGAGCAGAACAGCCCGATCCTGACCTACACGAACGCCAACGGGGTGATCACTGTAGAGGAGGCGTTTACGCAGGCCCCGCAAGTTGGCGACAACTTCATCATCATTCCGACTACCCACGTACACGCAATCGCGGCGATTTCTTCGGCGGTATGGTCTGATGCGTCGGCAGACGATGCGATTCGATCCGCGCTGGGCCTTGCGACGAACAACCTCGATTCCCAATTAGCCGCTGCGCTGGTCCTGCAGAAGCTGGCGGCGAGCGGCGCGACCGGATCCGTGCAGGTGACCGACAACGGCAACGGGACCGCAACGCTGGTCTTTAAGGACACGAACGGAAGCACGACCCTGGCGACCGTGACTTACAACTACACGAGTGGCGCGAGAACGAGGGTAAGCTGATGGCGATCCGGATCGTTCCCTATTCGTTCATTGGTCCCGTCACCTGGATCCCGGATCCGGGCGAGGTGGCCGATGGTGTTGTGTACGGGCTATTCCTTGACTACGAAGGGACGGCGAGCATCACGCCGATCCCATCGCCTGTTGACTTTGAGCACAAGCTGTCGGTCGACTTCGAGGACGATTGGCAATGGATCGACGGCGTCGAGAATGCGGGCTTTGAGTTTGGGCCTGATCGCGAGTTCGCTGGAGCAACGCCAACGGCGCCGGGCGGAGGCGTAAAGGTTCTGCGCTGTAATCCGACGCACGACGAAAAGATCGTTGCGGCGGCTACCTCAGTGGGGTATGACGTCACGGATATGGTCTTTGTCATCTGGGCGGAAACGCTGAACGATGGAACGGATCCGATCGAGCCACTGCCAGCCGACATCCTCAAGTTGGAGGTCGATTGGATCATCAAGTCGGTCAAGCGTACGGTCGACTATTCCCAATGGCGATGCCTGTGCAGGCGATCCGCAAAGGCGGTCCGATGATCCCCAAGAGGTTCAAGGCAGAGGACGCGGTGAAAGTGTTCGGCGACTTTGCCGACGCGATGGAGTCCGCGCCGTTGGATCGCGTCTTCAATCAGATCGTCCCTAGGATCCATGATGCGATCGCGGACAACTTCATCCAGACGCGCAACAGCGCTTCCCAGATTTGGCCACCTCACGCGCCGGCCACGGTCGCGAAGTACGGGCCGCATCCGCTCTTGATTCTCTCCGGCAAGATGCTCAGAGCAGCGACCACGCGAGGCGCCGATGGGCAGACTGAGAACATCGGGCCGCGTGACCTCCGACTCGGGCTCACGGTTCCCTACGCAAAATACCAGCAGTTCGGGACTAGCCGCATCCCTGCTCGCGAGTTCTACTACGTCCACGAAGAGAAGTTGGAGAGTATCCGCGAGCCGTTTGAGGATCTATGTTTTGAGTTCCTGGTGGGGCGTTAATCTCGATGAGCTGTTCGGACCGTCGGAAGGCGTGCCGGTCACTGGCGACAATCAGCCGGAACCGGACGAGCCGCCAACACCACGCAAGAAGGGGCATCCGACGCACGCGAGACCTGGGAGCCACGAGAAAATCCGGGTGATGGCGTGGCGATTCGAAAACGGGATCCAGTTGTTTCACGAGAGGGATGCAGGGTACGACTATGACGTTGATGAGTCGCCATTGGGAAGTCTTGAACGCGATCCGCGACACACTCGCAGCGGACGCAGATTTAGATGGGTTCAACCCGAAGATCCAGAAGAAAGCCTATAACCGCGGAATTAGGTGGGAGCCGGGGCTATTCGTGGTCCCTGGATCCCGGACGGATCCTGTCTTCGAGAATCGGCGCGAGGAAGTGGGCTTGCAGTGCGTTGTCGTCTTCATCGAGCCGAAGGATAGCGACCTGACCGACGGGCTGGAGAACCACCTTGCGGTATCCGAGCGGGTGATGGCGATCTTCAAGAACAAGGCCCACGGGTACGCTCCCTATCCGCTCCGCCAACTGACGACGGCACTATCCGGCGATGACGCGATGACCTTCCAGCGGGTCGATGCTCAGCAGGGGCCGCAGTTCCCCGACGATCCGTTCAATTCTGGATATGATGTTTCGGCGGTGGTTGTGACCGTGTACGTCACCTATCTGCCGCGTGATTCCTCACAACTCGGAGTACCCGCACCATGAACAAGAAAGACCCGACGGTTCCAAAGGTCACGCGCGAGACCTTTGAAGGAGTCGCAGAATCTGCAACCAAGGCAGTCATCGACGGATGGTACTGGGGGACCAATCGAGGCCTGTCGATTTGGATCGCGGCTGGATCAGCAGAGGAAGCGCTGTCGATCCTGGGCGGGGGTGTCGTCGAGCCTGCGACGCGGTACCCGACACCCGGCGAAGACTACTTGATGCGGATCGATGGGATAATCGGACGGCAGGGCTGGGATCCTTGTAAAGTGATTGCCTAGCGGGATGATTGGGGGACGGAGGACCAACCGATGAGCCAAAGTTCCGTCTCCCGCGTCGTCGTCGCGGACAATGCTGCCCTTTCCACTAATCCAGTCGCTCTGTCGTTCCGGGAATGTTCCCTGGCCGGATCCCGGACATTCCTTCGCGAAGACGGCCATCGAGGGAGCCGTCAGCGTCGAAGCTGTCGCGCAAGGATTGCCACGGACACCTCCGCTGGATCAATCTCGGGCTACTTCGGGCCGACGGAGATTGACTGGATCTTGGGGCGCGTCGTTGGGTCGGTCGGTGGGTCGGCTGGCACCGGAACGTCCGGCGATCCGTGGCTACCGGCAGAAGCCCTGACCAAGTTCTACGCGGCGGTCGACAAGGTGGCCGCTAGGTACCTCTACGAAGTCTGGCCTACTACACTTGAGATCAGCGGATCGGAACAGCAGTACGTCAACTGGAATCTCAGTTGCACCGGCAAGGCGGAGACGGTCTATAGCTCCTCGTGGCCGACGACGGCTTACACTTGCGAGAGTGCTTTCCTGTTCTCGGACGCGACGTTCACCTACAATTCGACTGCCTACAAGATCAAGTCATTCCGACTGAATATCGATAACGTAGTCGACGATCAGAACTTCCAGAACGCCATCACTCCGGCGGACTTCGAAGCGCAAGACCTCGCGGTGACTCTCGATCTGGAGTGCGTGTTCAACTCGGACAATCTCGCGCTGTATCGCGCGGCTCTCGCTGGTGCTGCGGCGTCGCTTGCGATCAGTGATGGGACCACAACGTACACTTTCGCATTCGGCAACGCGAAGATCCCGAACGCGGCGCCAACGATTCCCGCGAGTGGCCGGATTACCTTCCCCGTGCAACTCGAGGCGTATCGCACCTCGACGATGAGCAGCCCTGCGGCATCAGACGCACAACTGAGAATGTGGAAGGCGTAATCAGTTGCCCACGGCAGGCAGTCGGGTACGATAGGGGGGAGCTTCGGTTCCCCCTTTTTTGTTTGGAGTGAGCAATGGAACGACAGGTCAGCGATTGGCGACAGAACATCATCCGCGACGGAGTGGAGCAGACGGCATACATCGCGGAGAAGGAAGGCATTCACGGTCATCTATGGTTCGCGTTTCGTCCGATCCTCGGGGCTGATGCAGAGCGGTATGCGGCTCAAGTGAAGAACGCGATCTTCGCGGACCCACAACGCGGCTACAAGCTGGTCGTCGAGATCGTCGCGTCGCATCTCACCAACTGGAGCGAGGATGTTCCACACTCAAAGGAAATCCTGCTCTGTCTCAAGAAGGCCCTGCTCTATGACATGTACTACATCATGCGTGGCGAGAAGGCGTCTGACACGTTAGAACAGCCGAAGACCGGAGACGAGATCCTGGGAAAATCCTGACGGCCGTCCGGAATCGCGCGCTCCATCCGAAAGTCGCATTCCGTAAGTGTTCCGACTGCCGGCGCTGGATGTTCGACGAGGAAACCGGAAAAGTGATGGTCGACCGGGTAGGCTTGCCGGTCGTTCGTCCGGGGCTGACTCCGTGCGAATGTTCGGTCGGCTGTCCGAAGGGTCACTGGCGGGACAATCCGGATCTGATAGCGGGCGAGGAGGCGGTGGTGCGTCTCTGGCAGTCGGGGCACCTGACGGACGCGGAGCGGGCCGATACGTTCCTCTCCGGGGCGATAGCGGCACTATCAGAGCAGCAGGCGCGGATCGACAAGCGATCGCAGGACGAACTGATCTTGGCACTGGTGACCATGAGGAAGTGACGCGATGCGCGAAGTCGAATTTCTCTTGACGGCCAAAGCGGACCCTGCGGCGCAGCAGGTGATCCGCGACTTCGGGCAGTCGATCGCACGCGCTCAGAAATCTGTAAGCGATGGTCCTTCGCAATCTCTCGCGCAGAAGGTCATCGATCAGCAGATCAAAGGTGCGGATACGCTATGGAATCTCCAGAACAAGCACGCTCGCGACCTTGAGGCCCTCAAGCGCTCTGGGTTCTCCTTGGATCAGCAGTTGGACGCGAAGAGGATCGCATCCGTTCAGCAGCTAGAGCAGGCGCTTAGCAAGGTTGCAAAGGAGCGCGAGAGCGGAGCAGCAAGCCAGCAGAGCCTCAGCGAGCTAGTGGCGGCTCAGAAGAGTGCGGCCGACATCATCCGGCAGACCGACAAGAGCGTCGCCGATGGCAAGCGACAGTTATCGCGCCAGGAGGCGGAAGATCGTCGCCAGTCGATGGCGGAAGCGAAGGCGATGAGGGTCGCTGAGGCAAACGAGCAGAAACGACTCGCCAGGGAAGAGGCTGAACGCAAGCGACAGTTGGCGGCTATCTCAAAGGAAAACAGCCGTATCGCCGAGGCCAACAATCGAGCGATAATGCGCTCGGAGCAGGAAGCGGCGCGCGAGTCTCAGCGGATCGCAAAGCAGGGAGAGCAACAGCAGGCGAGATCCCTCAGCGAGTACCAGAAGAACATCGACCGGGCGAACGGAGCAGGTCAGGAATTGCTCCAATCGTTTGCTGAGACTTCGGAATCGGTGATGAAGCTCGCGCGCGGCATGGTGTTCTTCGGGCTCACCGGCGAGACCGAACTGCAGAAGGTGCAAGACGCGCTCCTCACCATGCAGGGGACCATCGATCTAACGGTCGGCGGTACTAAGCTCCTGTTGGGGATGGAAAAGGCGATGCGGCTTTTCAACACGGCCACCATCGCGGCTACTGCGGCTCAGGAGGCGTTGAACGCGGCACGGCTCAAGGGGGCTACAATTTCCTCTGTCGAGGGTGCGGCACAACTCACCGGACTGGGTGGGATGGCGGCGCGTGGCGGTGCGGCGATGATGGGCGGCGCTGCGGCGCTTGCTGGCCGGATGGGTGCGGTTGGAATGGCGGGCGTCGGTGCCGGCGCTGCGGGTACTGCTGCGGCTGGTCTCACGGCTTTGGCCGGCGCTGCGTTCGGGGTAGTGTCTTCGTTCAAGACGTTGCAGGAGGCGAGCCAGTTCGGATTCGGTGGCGGTGCTCAGGCGGGCGGGTTCGTCGAGTCGATCGGCGCGAGTGCTTACAATCCATTTTCCGGGATGGCCTCCGGGGGCCAGTTGGCGGCTGAGCGTGCGAGATCAAAAGAGATCGATCGGCAGTTCCAAAGGTTCCAGCAGATTTCCGCGCTGAACCAAGAGGACGAAGCACGCAAGGAAGAATCACAGCAGAGCCTTAACGAGAGGATTCGCGAGCAGTACGACCTCACGGCGAAGACGTGGGAGCTATCGCGGCGCGGGCTATCCGATCAGGAGCAGTTGGAATCGATCGTCCTGGAAGCGGCTACCCTGCAGAACGCGGCGGCGAAGGGAAGCGAATCGGCAGCGGCTCGGATCCTGTCGTTGCGTGAGCAGGAATTGACCCTTTCCCAGCGGATCGCGGACCAGCAGCGGACAATGGCTCAGGAGATGATCGCGGCCAACCGCGAAGCGCTGAGCACGGTCGAACAGCGGATCGCGGCCGAGGAAGAAGCGACACAGTCCGCGGCGGTCCGATTTGGTTTGATGGATGAGGCGAACCAACAAGAGATCGTGATGCTGCGGGAGCGACTTGCAGCGGGCCAGCAGTTGAGCGCGCAGGAACTCGGGCGATTGCGGGGGCTGTCGCAGGAGATCGACTCGGAGATCGAGCTACAGGCGTTGCGTCGGGCTCAGGCGGCAGGGTTCGACCGGCTCGGGATTACTCAGGCATCCGAGCGGCGGCAAGGTGCCCTAGAGTCGATGCGCGAGATGCTTTCGGTTGAACTGGAATCGTCGATCGATTTCTCCGTGCAGATCCAGAGTAACGCAGAAGCGACGGCGCAGGCGGTGACGGCGCAGATCAAACAACTGTACGACCGGGACATCGGATCGCTCGCGACGCGGGTCGCTGACCTGACGAAAGAAGTGGCGAACATCGACGCGCGGATCCAGCGGAGGGCGAACGGAGGATGAGATTACGAGTCGGACCGAACACGCTTCCGCAGAACGAAGCCGTCGCATCGATCACCTATTCTCCCGTCTACGACGTGACCAAACGTGTCGCAAAGTTGCGCGAGCGTTGGGACATCTCCGGGCGGATCGTCCTCCAGGGGACCAATGCCACCCAGTCGCAGATGACCTCTGAGATTCTGCGCCGGCAGAGGATCTACCAGCCCAATCTGGATTTGGTGTTCCTTGAGGACGACACCGACACCCCGACCGTGATGCAATTGCTGAGATCGAATTGCCTTCTCGGTCCGTACATCATCGATTCCAGCCTCCCGAACCAAGCCAATGATGTCTTCGCTACGGGTATGGGATACCGCGTCGTTTACGAGGCGGAGCAGTTGGGAACTACGGATGGCTTGCTTGAGTTCTCCGAGTCGCTAACGGAAGGCGCAGGGGGTCTCGAGTACGTCTACGCTGGCGGGTCGGTGAACTTCCCAGAACGACAGATCGGGACGCAGAACGCTCCTTGGCAGTACACTCAGAGCGGGCGGGCCGTCGGGCTGTTTGGGTACCCAGAGCCACCGCCACCGATTTGGCCGTTTGCTCAGATGCGCAAGCCGCGGATTGAGCGATCGAGTCCGCGCGTGCTTGGCCGGATCGATACCGAGTACGAGATCAGTTGGACCTATGAGTTTGAGTGGCACCAAGAGTTGCGGGGCGTCCCGCATCGGAGGGTTTGATGGCGACGAAGACCTGGACCGGACGGGCCGCAAGCGTGGCACAGGTGACGAAGGTGACTTGGAGCGCGACCGGATCCCATACCTACAACGTGACGATCAACGGCAAGACGGTTTCCTACGTGTCAACCACCTCCAGCCTTGCGACGATCATCGATGGATTGATTGCGGCTTGGAACGCTTCCAGCGAGCCGGAACATCAGGAGCTCATCGCGGCGCAGCGGATCGAGTCGACGGTGCTCGTGGGCTTGCAACTGACGGCACGGGCTGGCGGAGTGCCTCACACGATCACAGCGAGCGCGTCCAGCGGAACGGCGACGGTGACCGAGATTACCGCGGCGAGCGGTCCGAACTTTTGGAACCTTGCGGCGAACTGGTCCGGCGGTACGCTACCGAGCGCGGCCGATGACCTCGTGCTAGAAGACTCATCGGTGCCGGTCCTTTATGGTTTGACGGACACGACGAACTACGCCAGCCTGACCATCAAGGCAAGCTACAACGGAGCGATCGGACTTCCTCCAACGAACGCGGCGGGATATCCGGAATATCGGACGCGGTTCCTGACGCTGGGCGATGGCTCGGGGACTCTCGTCGTGAACATCGGCGACGGTCCGGGGGTTGGGGCTGGCCGGATCCTGATCGACCTGAACGACGGAACTGGCACGGTGACCGTCTTTGCATCGCCGGCTAACACGCTCGAAGGGTTCCCGATTCAACTCTTTGGGTTGGACTCCTCCTCCGTGGTCAACGTCTACGGCGGATCGATCCTGCTGGATGATCCATCGAGCGCGGCGGTATCGGCGCTGAACATCATCGAGCGACCTGGGGCCAGGGTGCGTCCTTCCGTTTCGGTCTCTTCCAGGGTGACGGTCACGACGATCACTTGCATGGGCGGGGAACTGGTGCTCGAATCGAACGCAACGACTCTGACCGCGAGGGACGGGGCGACGGTCACAACCCGGCTGGCCAGTGCGACTCCGACGGTCAAGGTGGGATCGAGGGCGCGGATCAACTGGGAGTCCTCCGGCGGGATTTCGACCAAGCTGACCGCGGAACCCGGCGGGACTTGCGACTTCGGGCGCGTCGCGTCTACCAAGACGATCGCGGCGGCGGACATTCACGCTGGCGGAACGATCCTCGATCCGCTCGACAAGATCACCTGGACGACCGGCGTGGTCCTGGTCGGCGCGCGGCTTGCCGATGTGACGCTGGATCTTGGCTTTGGTGTAACGATTTCGTAAGGTCACGCGCGAGACCTTTGGAGCAGCGATGCAACGTCTTACGGTTCTGGCATGGTGGAACGGTCCGGCGATCGATGCGGTTCAGTCGCAGATGGAACTGGAGCACGCGCTGACGATGAGCTGGCTCGCGTCGATCCCTCCGATGCGATTTCGCAACCGTAACAACCCAGACGGTCAGGACTCCATCTGTTACATTTTGGACCTGGGAGAAGGCGAGCAGGCGGGGGACGCGATCCTCGGGCGGATCGTGACGTTCCGGCGCCGCTGGCCGGATGTGTCGGTGCAGGTGTCTATCGGCGAAGTGGTCGATCTATCTTGAGGGCTGGCCGATGGACTTGCAGGGGATCTTTCGTTGGAACGGATTCGCGGCGGACGGGCAATGCTCAATCGGCCGATCCGCAGGCGTCCAGCCGGGGCTGATTACCCTGCGGTTCATCCTTGGGGCGCCAGTGGCTCAATTCGGCGTCCTTGATGTGTTCTACGGCTCAGGCTACCTCCGGCTGTCGGACTGTCGCGTGATTCGCTCCGTGGTCCCTCCTGGGCCTGCCAAGATGCGGGAGGTGTCATTGCAAGACCGGCGGTGGCGGTGGCACTATGGCACGGTATTCGGGGCGTTCAATGTGCAGAACGGCGTCCGGAGGACTATGCGCGAAATGGTCGGCGATTGCCTGGAGGCGATGGGCGAAGTGGGCGTCGATGTGGCCCTGGTGCCGGAGATCACTCCCCCGGTCTCATGGGAAGGTGAAGTCGCTGCGAATGCGCTGACTCAGTTGCTCGATTCGGTTGGTTTGCAGATCGTTCTGGGTTGGGATGATCGATCGCGGATTGTCCGGATCGGCGAGGGGATCCAGGCGCCGACGAACGATCGACGCGTTGCGGAAGCGACATTTACCGAAGAGCCTCCGGTGGTTCCCGAGTGGATTTGCGTGCAAGGTGCCCCGATTCGATTCCAACGGGATCTACGGTTGGAGGCGGTCGGCTATGAGCGATTCGCGACTGAGTGGATTCGACCGATCGACGAGCTGAGCTACAAGCCCGCTGGAGGCTGGGCCAACGAAGATCCTGACTCATTCATGGGTGTCGATTCGAAGTATCGCGACCTCGCGCGGCAGACCATTTGGCGGACGTTCCGCATCGTCGAAGACAACGAAGAGATCCCCGGGAAATCGCAGTTCGCGTCGCTCCTCAAGGAAGCCGAACGCGCGGCGAAGGGCTCCGGGTTCAGTCCTTCGAAGTACATCGACGAAGTGTTCACGCTGAACGATCGAACGCGGATCCTGCCCCTCGATGGTGCCCAAGTATCGCTCCCGTTCTTTTCGGATGCGAAGCGACCGGACCGCAAGCCCGCGACCGTCCTGGGATACTTCTACGATCGAAAGCAGGCCGCAAGCAACAACGACGACAAGCCCGCATCAATCGCGCAAAACTCCCGGCAATTCCCGCAGAATACGACAATCGAAAGCCTGACCCCATATCTGATCTATGGGGGCGGGTACGACGACCCGAACACGCGCGGATCGAAAGACGGCCGACGGTTCACAATCGACGCGCAGACTGGGATAGTCAAGTTCGATGAGCCGGTTATCTACATGGACCGCGACGCGAACGGAGTGGCCTCGCGCGAGGAGCCCTGGCTGTGGCTCCGGACTTCCTTCGTTCTTCGCGACGTGCAGAAGCGACAACCGCTCCGGCAGCAGTATTGGTACCGCATCGCGAACGGTGTTCCCGGGTTGGTCAAGACAATCGACGCGCCGGGGCTGGAATATGAGTTCGCGCTGAGTTCCGGAGGCGAAGACAAAACGGACTTCCAAGAGTTCGAACGGGAGGCGCTGTACTACTGTGAGCGTGAACTGCGGCGGTACGTCGATCCTCAGGCGTGCTCATTGCAGTTACGGGGGCTGGTCTTCGATTACGACATTGACGGGGCGGTCCGATCGCTCACGCTGAACAAGTCGGCGAACGGACTTTGCACGACCTCTATGGAATGGCAGACGGAGCGACCGGAAGACCGGACGACCTACGAAGAGAAGCTAAAGCAGGTCGATCAAGAGATCGTCTCAAAGCTGACTCGCGAACTGCAGGCGGCACAACTCGGGAAGGTGAGGGACAAGAATGTTTGAGGCTCAACTGCGGACGTTCTCATTCCTCAACGACACTGGGGAGACGATCCCTCCATTCGCTTGCATGATCCTCAAGCCAGACGGAGAGGGCGACCACGCTGCAACCGATCGCGATGGGGACATGGTTCTGTCGGTCCGAAAGGCAACGGCGACCGACGCGCTAGCGCAAGATCCGGCGCGATGTGCTTTCAACCTAGAGGCACCTGTACCGAACGGATCCTACGGCCGCTGTACGCTGTCGTTCCCATGCCTTGCGGTGGTCGATGATGCGGATACTCAGGTTGGCAATTCAGTCGGTCCCGTGTCGGGGTCATGGTATTTGAGCGGTGCAGGGACTGCCTTTATCGCAATGACGGCCGATCCGACGGAAAGCTACTACGAAGACACGACGACCCGAAGCTGGCTGATTCGTCCGAACAACGGCAAGCCGATGGGGTTCGTGAATTTCGCGTGCGAAGAGATCCCAGCATTCGCCGTGTTAGAGGTGACCGGAACCCTGGAGTACGGATCAGAGACCTATCTGACGGTGCGCAAGCCAGAAGGATCCGGGCCGTTTGTGTTCAATGGTCCCTACGCAGTTCCTTCCTGCGGGTACGGGGCTATCCAGCGACTGCCGATGGTTCGCGCGAAAGGTTCCGTCGGTGTGTCACTGCGGGCGAATCCTGTGGCTGGCTCATGGGAAATCGTGCAGGCGGACTCCGGAGCGTGGCAGTCTGCCGGCGCCGATCAACACGTCGCAGGCGTGACGATCCTGAACGCATCAGGCGTTCCGATTCTCACGACCACGACAACCGGACTCCCAACGGCTCCAGGTCTCTCTCCTTGTCAGGGATCGTGCTACTGGACTGAGTCCGGTGGAACATGGACCAAGAGTTCCGACACTTGCGCGACCGGCACTAGCACGACGACCAGCACGACTACGACGACGAGCGCTTGCCCATGCACATCGACGACATCGAGCACGACGAGCACGACGGTAGCTTGCCAGTGCCCGCGTCCTACGTTCTGTCCGTTTCCTGGTGATTGCACCTACACCTATTGCGATCGCCGGATCTATGACACCGTCGACGGGTGCACTTCGACGACGTGCAACTGCAATACGACGACCACGACCGGCGCCCCTGGGGACTGTGGCTGGTCCGTCCAATGCGTCAAGAATCCATCAACCGGAGAAGAGTTTAGCGTAGTATTGTTCAATAGCTGCTCTGCTGGGGCTGTTTGTCCTTCGTTCAATCTCGATGAAGAGCTGAATCGGCAAAGACCTTGCATCACGGGAACGACCTACGCTTGCATCCGCACCACGACGACAGCGTGCCCGCGACTTCCAGACTGTCAATGGCGAGCCGTGGAATATGGAAGCTGCGGCTTGGTTTGGGAAAGATACTCGCCGAATCCACTGAACCCGCTCGGAAATGTTCATGGATGCGAACCGACCTATTGCGGATCATCAAACAAACAGTGCGGACAGCCTGATTCTGAATTGCAATGCCCTGGACGCTGTCCATACCCGAACTACGCTCCAAGCTCTTGCGGAGAGCTGGCATACACTGCCTGCAAGCCTGGGGCTCAAAACGCTTGCGCCAGTTGCACGAGCACGACCCCGAACTGCGGAGGGAATTGCCGATGGCGATGGAATGCTTCTGCGTCGGCTTGGACCCTTGCGGCTCCATCGCCATGCCCTGGAAACTGCCCATGCGCCGCACCGACCCACACCGGATCGGGGAACTGCGAGGTTGCATTTACTCCCTGCGGATCCAACACTACAACGACCAGCACAAGCACTAGCACGACCACTACGACCACTGGAGGGCCTGGGGCCTGCTGCGCGGCCGTCGGCGGCGGTCCTAAGGCGTGCGCTAACGTCGCCAATGCGGCAGCGTGCTCAGGTGATTTCTACCCAGGAAAGACATGCGCCGAGATCGATTGCGCGACGACAACCACGAGCACAACAAGCACGACGACCAGCACGACGACGAGCACGACTCCTCCGACTGGGGCTTGCTGCGGGATTAGCGATCAGGGGTCAAGCCTTCCGTGCGAGGTATTGACTCAGGCCGCTTGCCTCGCGCGGCTGAACGTCCGCAACACGTGGCAAGGCGCCGGCACGGTTTGCTCTCCGGATCCTTGCCCCCAGTATGGTTGCTGCTGTAAAAATGGGGTGACAAGTATCACAACGTCGTCATACTGTTCCTCGATTGGTGGAACATTTACGAGCGGTCCTTGTGCTGGGGTGGTTTGCACTACGAGCACAACGACCACGACGACGGCACCTTCTACCGCACCTCCGGGGTAACGCAATGACGATTTCTATCGGGATGGCTCACTACGAAGATTTTCACGGCGCAGTATTTACCATTCAGTCGATTCTCGCCTACCAGAATCTTTACGATGTGGCTGAGATCCTAGTAATCGATGCGTCTCCTGGAAGTGCTCACTCGCGCGAGCTCAAGTCGTTTTGCGACAAGGTGCAATTGGTTCCGGTTCGGTTCATTGAGTACCACGGGCCAAACTCAACGACTCAACCGCGTCAGGCGATTTTCGACAATGCGATCGGTGATTGGGTCTTGGTGCTCGATTGTCACGTGTTGCTTCAGCCGAATTTCTTGGGTCGTGCTTATTCGGTGACGCATCAGGCGTCATATCGCGACTCGATGCTTACCGGTCCGATTTACTACGATGGATTGAAGTGGGGATCGACGCACTTCGATATGGTTTGGCGTGGCCAGATGTGGGGGATTTGGGCGACTGCGTGGGCGACGGCTGACGGGCAGGTGTTTTCCGTTCATCCGGATCAGGATGGGAACTGTGTGTTCTTTGAGGTCGGATCTAGTCTTGAGATGAAGAGGATCGATCTTGGGTTCGATATTCCGGATCGCATCCCATACGCTGGGCATGAGATGGCTTTGAGGCGTTTTGTCCCAAGGATCCGTCCACTCATGACATCGTGGAATCGACCGCCGAACGAACTCACCGTGGATCCGTTTAAGGTTCCTGCTCAGGGCCTCGGGATGTTCCTGGCGCGGCGGGAATCTTGGCCTGGATTCAATCGTGACTTCCGGGAGTTCGGTGGCGAGGAAGGGTATATTCACGCGAAGTACCTAGCGCGAGGAAGTGCGACCTATTGCGTTCCAGGGCTCGGGTGGTGGCATCGATTCGGGCGTCCAGAGGGTGCGCGATATCGATACACGATGGAGGGGAAGGTTCGGAACTATGTGATCGGCTTCCAGGAACTCGGTCGCGACATCGAGCCGATCCGACAGCACTTTATGGGAGAAGGTCTGCCGGAAGAGAAGTGGCAGCAGATTGTCGCTGACCCGGTCGGCTACGTTCCACCGGCAGGACCTCCAACGGCTCCATCCGGTAGGCCGATCAATCATCCCCAGCCGTCTCATGTGTTCGACATTCCGGGAGTGCTCGACTTCCTGCGAGCGAATCCGCGAGACTTGAACGAGCATTTCGACGCGATCATTCACCACGCGAAGGGGTGCAAAAAGGCAGTGGAACTAGCCAAGCGTCGTGAGTCCGTTTTCCCGCTGGTTGTGGCTGGGTGTGAGGTAACGAGCTACAACGAAGAGCAGGACGCCATCCAGGACTACGCTGAGCGGTACGGGGCGGCAAGGATCGTTCCTTGGGACCACAATCACCCGCGACAGCCAGAGGCGTGCGACTTCCTGTTCCTCGACACGCGCGCCAACGGCGAACGACTAGGCGAGGAGTTGAAGGCATGGGGTCCGATGGTATCCAGGTGTATCGCGATCCATGACACTCAGGCCAATGGGGAAATCGGCGACGATGGGAAGGACGGAATGTGGGACGCGATGAAGGCGTTCCTGTCGGAGAATTCAGATTGGTTTGTCGCGCATCATGGGCCGAGCCAATGGGGCCTGACGATCCTTTCCAAGGTCGAGGAGTTCCGGCCAAAGTCTACTATCATTCCTTGGCCGCCTGGATTTGGTCCCGGTACTGAAATGTTCAGGATGCTCGAGTCGCTTGGAGTCACTGAGCGTCCAGGATGTTCGTGCAAAGCCGTCGCGCTGCAGATGGACTATTGGGGGCCGACGATCTGCAAACAACCAGAGCCATACGCCTGGATTCTCAAGAACGTCAAAGAGAACTCCGAGAAGTGGACTTGGGCGGAAAAGCTGCGGATCGGCGCGGCGGCTACACTCAAGCGCGAAGGCTGGGCGCTGGCCTTCCGGCTCAATCCGTTGAGACTTGAGGAAAGCCTGATCGATGAAGCGATCAGGAGAGCCGAGGAAAAAGCCTGCGAAACGGAGTGCCGCAATGGTTGCAAGGGAACTTGCGATCGGTCATAACCAAAGGTCTCACGTGAGACCTTTGGACGCTAGGGGGTGGCGATGCGGTTTCTCTGTTTATGTCCGACCTATGGGCGACGTCCTAAACTTGTCTGGAATGCGATATGGTGCTTCAAGCAGCAGGCGAAAGACGATGACGCCTATCTATGCTTGATTGATGATCTTGGGACGATCGATGCAACGGATGCGCCTTCGGATGTGATTGTTGTCCAAACTGGGGCGAGGGTTCCGACGCTCCCGCAAAAGTATCTGCTGGGGTTTTCTGAGTGTGCCGATCTGGATTTCGAGGCGGTGGCGATTTGGGATGATGATGACCTGTACTTCCCTCATCATCTGCTGAATCACTCGAAGGCGCTCCGACACGGACCATTTTCGAAGCCTGCTACGGTCTACTCGACCTACACCGGGACGCTCCAGCCGGAATCCGGGGCGGGTCGATTCTGGGGATCCTGCGCGATGTGGCGGGAGGTCTTTGAAGGCAATCTCTCTCAGTCTGCTAAATGTTCCTACGACCAGGAATCGATCGCTAATTTCGAACGGCTTGGGATGATCGATCCATGCCTTTATGGTCCTCCTCAGTACGTCTATCGCTGGGGCGAAACATCGGCGGCTCATGCGTCCGGCTATGGCTCGGATGATTGGTACACGAACGCCAAG